AGCAATCGCCATCTGAGTAGTAGTTGGTTCTACATATACATATATACTGTGTAATCCAGGATCCAGAGTATTAGGAGGATAGGTATATGACTCACTAATAACCGTTGCTGTAGTCCATCCAGAAGAAGATCCAGAGGCCATCAATTCATTCTCACCCTCTCCCTGGTGCACGCTAAGTGTCAACTCTTCTATAAGGGAGGTAGCAGAGTGCTCAGCGACTAATAGTAGACTCATAGAGAGATTCTGGAATTTTATGACGTCAACACTATCAAAAACCTGCACCAGATAAAAATAGCCAGTTACAAGTCCATCTGTTCTCTCTATGGTAATACCTGGATCAGTAATGTCTCCAGAGATGGTCGTAGTAAATCCTGCGTCATCGGCCTGGCCATACCAGCGAAAACAATGTTCAGACCATCCAGTAGTGGATTCGAAAGCTACACTAAGATGATCATCTGTGTAGTATAAAAAATTTGAATTATGCGCGTAATTCCAAGGGTATGGCAGAGTTCCTGATCCTCCACCTCCTGAAGGAGTACTCCAGGTTCCGTCCCCTCGCCAATATGTTGTGCTACTAGCATCAATACCACTATTGAGATTTGTGACGGGGAGATTTCCAGTTACATCAGCGGAAAGACTTACTGCCGCCCAAGTAGGAGTTCCTGTTGCATTTCCGTGAAGAACCTGGTTAGTAGTTCCTAAATCTGAGAGTGTTGTAAGATCATCTGTAGCATTAGCTACTGCAATTCCATTTACAGTGAATGGGCCAAGAGTGAGACCCGCTGGAGTTTGCCAATTGGCATTAAAGTCTACTGTATCTATTTTAGTAAGAACTTGACCAGCAGACCCGCCCATAGGAAGCCCAGTTCCTGTAGCGTCGGTTTTCCAATAAACATTGAAATCAACGCCGTCTACTTTAGCCAAGACTTGGTTTGTAGATCCTCCGATAGGAAGCTCAGTTCCACCTTCAGTTGGAAGTTCATGATAAAAGGTATCAAATCCCATTAGTGAATACTCCCCAGAAATTCCTTAAACTTAGTTACGACGCCTGTGAGAAGAAGGGCGCCAAGAAGAATAAGAAAGGCATTCACGGCTGACTTTATGGCAGTAGATTTGAGGCTCTTGATCAATTCCTTGCTAGCCTTTTTATCATCTTCCCGTTCGATATGCTCAGTTTTGTGATGCTCTATTCCATAAGGAAATGCCTGCAGGATCTCCTCCAATCTTTCAAGAATTCTATCTATTTTCTCGGCGTCCGATAGTCCATCATACTTTCGTCGATCCTGCTGCATTCTTATTCTCCTTATTATTTTTATTTATACCGCATATCCGTGTTGAATGTCGGTTTGCATTCGTTTCAGAAGGTCTTCCCTGCTTTTCCTATTCCCCGCTGCGGCTTGGGTGTCCCCGATAGATTCAAAAATAATAGCCGCAGCTTCGTGAATGATAGCATATGGACAGATATCTAAGAGCCAGAACGTTTCATTATTCTTCAGAGCAGGAGCGTAGGAATAATAACCGACTGCAAGAGTTACCGATGTCGCCGAAGGGTTAATCATAAGATTGGTGCCAGCCATGTAATATATGTCAGTCTGCATAAAACTACCTGGCTGGAACACTTTATCAGGGGGGAGGTATTCCAGATAACGATAGGCACCTGGCTGTTTAACATATTTCCACTTCCGGAAACGAGTAAGTGGCGGAGAGATGGCAGTTAGATCGACCGTTTGCGCGTATAAAGCTGAGTTAATGGGAATAGACGTCTCGACCAGATCTTGAGGGTATTCTCCCTTTAGGATAGCTTTGGAAAGAGCTGAATTAACGGCCATCTCCGCAGCGGTTAATTTATCTGGCCGCTTTACCAAATCTAGAACTATTGTAACACATTCAGAGAAGTTCATTGTTCAGCTCCTTTCTTATTATGGATCCAAACCACTGCCAGCAACGAATATGCTATCAAGCAAACTATTTGACCAACCAGTAGCAAGTCGCATTTGGTTTACTTTTGCATCTGTACGCCGAACAGTACCTGAGTATTTCCAGAAAATTTTCTGAGCTGGCGTTCCTGTGGTAAGAATACCAGTAATATATGCCTCTAGCTCAGTCAATCTAGTCTGTCCAATAGCCAGAGCTCCTGCATGAAGTTGGTTTAGGTTAAGGACAATAGAAGAAGGATCAGCGACTGCATCTGCTGGAGGGATATCTGCTCCGGTAAATACCGTGATGCGCGCCCCATAAGCAATATACTTTGGATCAGGGATTGCCTCGGCTTGGGCTTTTCCGGCAGTCGTATTCGGGAATTTTGTGATCGCCATGTTATCAACCTCCGTACTGAACGATGAATTGCAACGGGATAATGATGAGGGAATCCGTATTGGCCCCCAATTGACCAGAGAACGAAATAGTCTGATCAACTGATGTATCTACCGTTGTAACATCACCACTGTACGTCGGTGCAGAAGATCCACCATCCCATGCGCTTGAGGTTGCATTCGTTCTGTTACCGATCTGCTGGTTCACCACGCCCATGTTGGACCTTGTTGAACTAACTAATTGATCAAGGTTGCCCGTTGTGACTGAAAAGCGTAGAGTGTCAGAGCTGCCAAACCTAATCCTCAGCGTCTTATTCGTTGCAGAATTCGTAGCGAACCATTTCAGCTTGGCGACCGTGGTTCCGTTCGGCCCCATGCTGCCGCCCGGCATCGTGAAAGCCGGGCCAAGAATTTCTGTGACGACCTGCGTGATTCTTCCCGCAGCCAAATGCGGCAGAGGTGTTGGCGATGAAACAAACGCCGGTTGCCCGGTTCCAGAGTAGGTTTCTGAGAAAACTTCGCCATTGGTGCCGTTTATCATGTAGCACCGATACCAACCGCCTGTTACTAGACCTCCTGCTCCCGCAGGAAGGTAGCAATAACCGCCGGAGGCCAGAACATTGAATGCGGAGGCCATCGGGGCTTCAGCACTCAGCGTGAAAACCCCGCGAGTTCCTGTGAAACTCAGACCCTCACTTCCGCCATTGCCTGGCGGAATCCAAAATGGAATACCAGTCTGGTAAATAACTCTATCAGTAGTAAACCTAGTAGCACCCTCTCGCATTGGGACATTCCTAATCCCTCCGCCATCATTATAAACATGTACAAATTCAGCCATTTTTTATTCCTTAGCTAGATAAGAAAAATCCCCATTGTCCAGAAATGGCTGGGAGCAGACCATAAGACAATGGGGATTATAAACCACATAGAAATTAGCCAGTAGCACCAGCCGTAAGACCCTCGATAATCACACAGCCGTAGGGATTACGAAGTTCAACAGCCATTTCCGAAGTAAAGCTACCGCCCTGACCATCTGTACCATTTTCTACGATCTGACCACCGGCACCATATTGTTCAACTTTGGCGTTCCGGCCGGGCATGTAAGCCAGTTTAACCGACGGAATATCAACAATGATGAGACGGCCAGCAGTTTCGTCGTAACCATTAAGCAGCGAATGCTCCAGAAGTCGCAGCGTGCCTTTATAGAACTTGAAGTTCTGATAATCCATACCGAAAGTAGTAGTTTCCGGAGTGAGATTAACAGTACCGTTCTTAATAGCAATCTCGTTCATAACCTGAATTGCTTTAGCATCGCCGAAAGCATAACGCAGACGAGGATTGCTCAGATCCGTCGAATACTTAAAGGCTTTGGCACAATACCCAATCAGTTGCGTAAGGGTAGTCGTCGAGCCAACAGTAGCCGCAGTAATGAAGTTAGCATCCGAAGTATATTGACGAACTGCGTCAAAAATACCCTGCGTCGTATGGATAGGCTGAGCGCCAGAAGTATCCATTTTCGCTTGACCCCAAATAACTGCGGTTTCTTGCTCAATGGTATGCATCACCGCGGCATCTTTACGGTTTTCAGCCACATTATTGTAGCCGATTTCCATCATACTAGCAGCGGCCGTACCAGTAATCGCCCAGGCATTCCGGAAGATTTGCGTGTAGTTCGGAACATACACAACAGGGAATTGACGAGCGGTAGGACGAGAGCTGTTTTCTGCTTTAGCCGAGCCGACCTTGATGATTTTCTGACCGGAAGTACCAGCGGCATCAGCAATACGACCATAGGCTTTAGTAACAGTCAGAGTCGTACCAGAAATAGCAGTAATCCGCATGTTTTCTTTACTGGTGTTGTTATGGATAATGTCATCCACACCAAGACCATTAGCAGAAGTAACGGAAATAGTAGCAGCACCAATCGAGTAGTTAGCTGCCAGCGTAGTAGCGATGAATTCCGTAGTCTTACTGAAATATCCGTGGGTCGACGCTTTAGCGGTAGTAGTACCAAGCATCGCAGAAAGACCAGAAATAGGACTCGCACCATTGGGGCTAAGACGCATAAGTTCCGCACAAAGCGACTTAGCGTTCAGTTCCGTGGGATGACCAGTGCGGGGGACTGTATTAAATACACCTTCGAGAAAAGCCATTTTAAAACCTCAAAAAGAAAAATTAACCGTTAAGAAAAGCTTCCCAATCCTGAACCTGTCCTGCTGTTTGGGTCTGACCGGGGGTATCTTGTTGTTTTGGATTTAACGCTGAATAGACCGTGTTG